GAGCCCAAGGCAAGAATGAGTCCACCGACAGTTTCCGCGGTCGCACCGTCGGTTTTCAAGGCGATCAAAACGCCCGAGACCAGGCCTGCGATGGCCACCCATAGTTTACGCGATGTGAGTTTTTGTTTCCAGTTCATGTTCGTTACTCCTTTACAATTTCGATCAGGTTTCGGTCTACAAAAGCAACCTTTTTTGTAGCCGTTGTGGGATATATGATAAGGGCAAGATCGCCAATGTCACCAAGATAGGAAATGGCATCGCATTCATACACCGTCCCGATCTGCAATCTCTGATTTATGGTTGCATATGTCGGGCAGTTTTGTTTGACTTTGGCCGTTATCATTTTAGGATCAAAGTGGGTATCTTTGTTCTGCATATACTCGATGTAAGGGCATTCACACCAGGTAACCCATTTGCGATCAGAGACCTTTGTGGTTACCACTCCGTTTCCGAATTGGCTTTTGGTGCATTCAATGACATCGCCGTCACCGACATAGACACCACAGTGTCCGGAAAGCCACAATATCAGTCCCGGTTGTTCTGGGAGAGTTGAGATATCTCCTTTTACCGACGCTGCTTTATACCATCCACTAGCGGCTTTGTCGGTGGCAGACTGGTATTTCGGTTTAGTCGATATATCGCCATTTGTCCAAAGGAACCACTTGATCAGACCCGTACAGTCGCAACCGATCCCTTTCTTTTCGATTTGAGCGATCAACTCATCTTGATAGGACTTTGGATAATGCGAGGGATACTGATTGGCCTTGGCTTTGATGGTATCCGCCGTGAGTAGCCGTCCGTAATCACCCCACATATACCATGTGTTTTCTTTGAGCGCTTTTTTGCAGAATGCTGTGAACTCAAGGTTATTTAGCATTGATTGTTTCACCTTCCTTAATAGAGATGGGAAGCGATGACCTGATGGCTTCCCACTCGTTTTGCAAATTGATGATCGTCTGTTGTAAGAGATTGATCTGCGCATAAATCCTTGTAGCTTCGTCTTCTGAAATTTCACCCGGAGGTTTTTTCTCAACCCACTCGCTTTCAATCATTTTCCCGTCAGGAGACAGTGTGTAATTGCGCTCGTACGCCTTATCCACTTCGAGCAGCGCATCACTCTTGGATTCTGCAACAGGCCGAAATCCTTGTGCGGCAGCGAGTGTACCGCACAAGTCTAGCTTAATACGTCCATCGACCATGAAATACGCTGGAGCGTATTCTAAAGTCCCGTCCTGTTTGATTTTTGCTAGATTCTCCATATAACCTCCTAGCTATCTGAAGTTCCAATCACGAATTTTGGCCGCACCTATCGCCGGGTCAAAGTCGCGTTTGAAATCTGCGCGAATGGTATGGTTTTGTTGGACATTCGTGAACGTGTATGTAGACGCTGGCGTAACTGCGCTGCCATTCACTGTTAAAGCAGCAATCAAGTAACCTGCATTGGGCGTAATGGTAAAAGTTTTATTGCTTCCCTGTGTAACAATGACCGAACCGCTTGGACTGATCGTTCCGCCAGGACCGGCAGATGCTGAGATGGTTTTTGTGGGCAAGCTGTAATCCACCACAACCCGCATTCCGTAAATGCGTAAATTACCCTCGTAAGCGTACGACGCATAGACCCAAACGGAGTTGAGTAAAGTTGAAGCCTTGAGGTCGGCTAATGTGATACCGGTGATCTGCTGGGTGCTCTGTGTAGTGCGGTTCCCAAGACCGGAGGCATAATACTCCCAAGAGAGCATGTAACCTCTTTCCACGTTATTGATTCGTAAACGAACGCTTCCTCCACCATTTGTGTATTCCTCGTTTGAAAATGATTGTGCGCTCACGTATAGTTGCACCCAGTTGACTGTTGAACCGGTGGGGATCGCTGAAAAGTCAAAACCGGTAAACCGAGGTTTATCCATGTTTCCGTCCCCGGTTACGGTTGCATATGCGCTATCCGATATATCTGTAAAGGCATTAGCTGCATCTTGTATATTCCAAGTGGTGCCGGCAACTCCGGTTGCCAATCTCGATATTTGTGACATTAAGCCACCACCTTTATGATAAAGCTCTGAATGGAACTAAAACACTGCCGTCTTGGTCTATGTAAAGCTGGACACGATCTCCCGTTGCAAAGGAAAAACTGTTACCGCCGGCATATCGCGTCCCCGGAGGAAGGGTAATGATTAGTCCTGTTCCTATGGTGATGAGAAGCCTGCAACTGAAGTATCCGGATGGCGCCGTTTGAAGATTGATTGAAGTCATTGGAAGGCTGAACCGATATTCGGTATTATCATTTAATAATGCGATGACAGCGGTGGTGGAGGTGGTGTTTGTTATGATCTCACGAGCCGGTGCTGCCCCGATATCCCCCGGAATCAACACATCAGCTCCACCGGCCGCATGACGCGCTGCATGTGTTTCTAGCAGCGTCTCAAGGTCCCCCAAATCAGTGCCTGTCCAAAAATCTGTCAAGGCGCTGAACCACTCATTAAACGACGCTTGATACTGAGCGAATAGCGTGGTGGAATCAATCTGCGGATTGACTCCGGTCACGTAGCCGCAAAGGCTGGAGTTTGCACGCAGATCGGATATATCTGAAGCCGTAACCTGAATGGCGCCGGCCCGGACAGTTATTTCCGCAACGGCCAAATCATAGAGATCTGAAGTCCGTTGAATTTCAGGAGAACCGGGTGTATTGGTGTAAGAATAGGAGATGACCGCTGCTTGGATGGTTCGGTTGGATAAATCCCATCGGATCACAACACGGTCCTTTCGGTTCAGAATCCCGTCAGCGGCGGCAAGTTGAATTGTGAGCGCGGTGGTGTTTCTGTATGAGTACCCGTTGATCCAAGCTCTACCGGGATTTAGGGTGATATTCATACCGGATCCCGGAACTACTTGAAGGGATGTTGACGAGTCTAGCACAACGCCGTTCCCGATGATTGCGGAAAAATATCCCGCAAAGTCCTCGGATTTGTATTTGCGGTCTCCGTTGATGCTTCCAAAAAATCCGCACTGTTCCAAGCTATCTGCCTCCTTTCATTTTTTGAGCCAGGGTGAGAATTCCCCTACCAAAAGTGATCTCAAGATTTTGGCCTTGAAGATCATAAGTTTCTGCCACTTCGACGATGCGGACCGTAAGTGTCACGCCCCATTTTTTTGAGACCACGGTGACGATATCGCCGAGGTCATAGTCTGTTTTGTAAGTCAGATTCCCGTGAGGGTTGACCGTCACTTCGAAAGAACGGACGAGTGTCAGCTCGTCCAATTTCGCCTGACCCTCAAAGCCGAGGGCTAATTCATAATCAGAGCCCAGCTCAGATGCTTTCAGACTGCTTGCATCGATAAACACCTCCCGGCGAGAGACTCCGGACACGGTTCCGACTGTTATTTGAGTGGATTCACCTGCGACTACGGCTACATTGGCGTGATCAACCATACTTTGCGTGTAGTGCTGTGTCAGCAAGTTCTCAAATTCTTCGGCAAACACTGCGGGTACAGGCGAGCCTTTGTATAGCGAAACCGTGAGCGCTTTTGTGTTGGTGTTAAACACGGTCTTTATTCCGACATCCGTCGCTTCACAGATGGCAGTCACAGCTTCATAGAGGTTTTGGCGCTCTACTTGAGTTGCGACAGGATCGGTAAGTCCGGTATCGGTGTATGTGATGAAGGGTATGGCGCGAGCCGGATTAACCGGATTGATGAGATGGTTGTTAAGCAATTGCCCGATACTTGCGGATAAGCCGCCGCTGAGAGTTTCGATGCCGGGTATTACCCGACGGGCAAGAAACGAGGTTGCGAAACGACCGCTGACCGTGATGGTTTCCCGGTCCTCCTGCTCTAGTTCCAGGTGCTCAATGATAGCGATCTCTTCATCGTCACTCTTGCGTAAATAGTAGTCCAATGAAAGAAGTCCCAAGGTGTCCAGTGTAGCTAATGCTTTCAGTTCAAAATATCCGCAGGTTGAATATTTGCGGTCCCAGTGCAGATATTCGAACGATTCCAGCACCCCGATTTGTTCCCGGTTATGATTCAAGACATACAGCTGCATATCTATACTCCCAGAAACAGCGGTCGGTAAATGAGGCGAACTTCCAACAGTTCCACATTCGCGCTGGCGCCGTAGCGCAGCAGATTTCGGCCCGGAGCCAGTTGTATGAACGTGGACGCAGGGTCGAGCAGCGGAAATCCATTTGTAGTGACGCCCGAAAGGCTCCGTGTGATGCGCTTTGAGGCAAAGTGGGTGGTGATCTGAATCGTTTCACCGGCTGAAAGCGTTGTTTGAAGCCTGAGAAACTCGCCTGTGTCCATATTCAATATTTCCGGATTCGTCACAGTTCCCGAAGCAGCGAAGACCAGTTCGCATCCGCAAGTTACATCGCCGGGATTGTCGACGGTCATGATCTGACTCGGCTGACGGGTATCAAATTCAATACCGGCAGTGTCGTTGATCGCCAGCTCAAATTCCCACAAGGGCAACCAGGATGCGAGGTCGATCTGGACAGGAGCGAGGGTTTCAAAGTAAGGCGAGGGACATAGCAGGCTTACA